GACGACCACCTCACGGCATAGGGCCATGTGTGTGTCTCCTTCATTTTTTTTAGCCTGCGTCACTCCCGACGCAAACCACGCCGACGCCGGGCGGAGATCGGGCGATTCTGGGAGGTGTGGCCAGATGGCCAGCAAAGATGAGCAGCAACCGGGCATGGTGTCCGCCATGGAGGCGGGCGACGTGCTGACAGAAGCCGAGCGTCGCTATCGGATCATCGCTTCGATGATGGACCCGCAGCGCCCTCGGGCCGAGGGCGAGCGACCACCGACCGGCACCGAGATCAAAGCCCTGTCGATCGAGGCCGACCGACTGATGCACAAGATCGTGACACTGCGGGCGGAGCGAGAGGCCGACGCCGAGAACGCCGCGTCACCGATCGCTGAGCTCGGCAAGGTGGTTGCGTTCGATGCCGCGCGCTTCCGTCTCGCTTCGAGCTAACCCCGCGCCACTCGTTGAGATTGCTCGACACTGCATTATCCCGGACGACATCGCGTTCACGCGGTTCTATGAACTGATCGCTCCCGAACTCCCAGGGATGCGGATCGAGCTCGACCAGTGGCAGCAGGACATTTGGGAGATCGCCCTCGGGCTCCGCGCTGACGGAACCTTGTGCTGCGACGTCATGGGCGTCACGCTGTCCATCGCCCGACAGGCTGGCAAGACCTGGGGTGTGATGGTCGGCCTCGTCGCGATCTGCCTAGCGCGCCCAGGAACGACAGTCGTCTGGTCGTCGCACCATGACAGAACGTCGAGCGAAACGCTGGCGAAGATCGCGGGCATCGTTGAGAAGCCAGCAATCCGCTCTAGGATGCGCCAACAGCATCCGGTCGTATTCACCGACGACAACCGAGGCGTTCATTTCGCCAACGGGTCCCGCATCCTGTTCGGTGCTCGGTCGTCTGGATTCGGCCGTGGTTTCTCTGAGGTTGACATCCAGGTCTATGACGAATGTCAGAACCTCAAAGAGGCCGCCCTCACCGACATGTTGGCTGCGATGAACGTCTCTGAGATCGGCTTGGCGTTCTTCATGGGAACACCGCCGCGCCCGCAAGAGACTCGGCTGGGCGTCGACGAGGCGTTCAGGCGTCGCCGCAACCGTGCGACCAGTGAAGACAAGTCACGTCCCTACAAGGGCGTGTTCGTTGAGTTCTCGGCCGACGACGACGGCATTTCGCTCGATCTCAACGACCCGACGTTCTGGGTGCACCTGGCACGCGCTAATCCAGCATTCGGTTTCCGTGTTGGCGAATCTGCGATCGAACGCCTTGTTGAGAACATGTCTCCCGACGACGTCCTTCGTGAAGTCATGGGCATCTGGAACAAGACCGAGTCCGTGCAGGCGGTTATCAGTGACGCCGAATGGTCGGCACTAACAAGCGCCGGCCCCCCCAATGGGACACCGCCCACGGCGATCGGTGTCGACGCTTCGCACGACGGGGCTCTTGTGGTCGCAGCGTGTTGGCGCGACAACGAGTCGGCGCACGCCGAGGTGATTGCCATCGACACCCTGACCGACGACGAGGCTGCTGCCGACTGGATAGCGGACCGAGCTGGGCGGCGCATCGCCATTGTCATCGACTCCGCCTCCCCCGCTGCTCGCCTCATCCCGCTACTCAAGAACCGAAAGTGCAAGGTCCATGCCGGAACGGCGGCCGACATGGCTAAAGCGTGCGGCGGCCTGTATGCGGCGGCCACAAACCAGCGACTCACGCACGGCGGACAGCAGCCGGTCGATTCTGCTCTTGCTGGGGCGAAGAAGCGCCCCATTGGACAGGCGGGCGGCTGGGGCTGGGACCGCCGCGACCCCGAGACCAATATCGCCCCACTCGTTGCCATGACGCTTGCGCACTACGGCGCAACGCTGACAAAGCCCCGGACCAATCGTGTCGTGACCATATGACGAAGGGAGCCGACCATGCTGACTCCCGATGAAGTCGTCGACGTCACTCGCGACCTGTGGAAGCGCCATAGTGACGAACTGCCCGAGCATGAACGGGTCAATGATTACGTGCGTGGAAAGCTCGGTGTCCCCGACATTCCCGAAGGGGCGGGCGACGAGCTGAAAGACATCGCCAGGATGTCAGTCAAGAACGTGCTCTCGCTGGTTCGTGACGCCTTCGCACAGTCGCTCGCAGTGAGCGGCATCCGGGTTCCCGAAGGCACGGAGGACATCGAAGCCTGGTCGAAGTGGCAACAGTTCAAGATGGACGCCCGTCAGGCCGAGATACACCGTCCCTGCATTACGTTCGGCGCTTCTTATGCGATCGGCCTCAGCGATGAGGTGCGGATCCGTACTCCTCGGCAGATGTTCACGGTGTATGCCGACCCGCACGTCGACGACTGGCCGGTCTACGGCCTTGAGAACTGGATCGATCGGTCGGGAAAGAAGCCTGTGCGACTCGCGCGACTGTACGACGGCGAGTTCTGGTATCCGATCAGCCTGGGCTCGGCTGGCTTGACCAATCGCTCACGTGATGGGCACCAGGTGAAGCGCCTGGGCAACATCACGGTCGAAATGCTGGGTGAACCTGTTCGCCACGGAGCGGACTTCTGCCCGGTCGTTCGTTACGTGAACGCTCGCGACGCCGAGGAGCTGGTGGTCGGCGAGGTGTCACCGCTGATTACTCAGCAGCAGGCGTTGAATGTCGTCAACTTCGACCGTCTCGTGGTTTCTCGTTTCGGCGCGCATCCTCAGAAGTACGCGATCGGATGGGCGGCGGCCGACTCGGGCGAGCTGGCCCGCGTCTCGGCGTCGCGCCTCATGGCATTTGATGACGAGAACGTCAAAGTGGGCTCGTTCACGGCCGCGTCCGTCGAGCCGTACAACGCGATCCTCGAGGAGATGCTGGCTCACGTTGCCCTGACGGCGCAGATTCCCCCACAACTGATCGCACCGATGGCGAACCTGTCGGCCGAAGCGATCGCGGCGGCCGAGGGGCCTTATCAGCGCAAGCTGCAGGAGAAGCGCGAGAGCCTCGGGGAGTCGCATGAGCAGTTGATCCGGCTCTTGGCGTCCTATGACGACATCGATGTTCCTCTCGAGGCTGAGGTCATGTGGCGCGACACGGAGGCGCGTTCGTTTGCGCAGGTCGTCGACGGTGTCGTGAAGCTGGCAACTGCTGGCGTGCCGATCGAAACCTTGCTGGATGAGATTCCTGGATGGAGTAAGCAGCAGATCGACGCCGCGCGGTCTGCGATGCGACGCGAGTCGGGTACGCGGATTCTCGACCAACTCCGAGCCGCACAGGTGAACAGTGGCGACATCACTGCAACTGCGCCGTGATGTCGCGAAGCTGTCGACCCTTGCTTCGGCCGACATCGCGCTTCTGAGGCGTCTGTCTGAGGATGAGGCCATCGAGGCGCTACGGGACATTCTCCCGGCGCTGGTGGCCCAGTACGGTGCGGCTGCTGCCGTCGTGGCGGCTGAGTGGTACGACGACTATCGAGCTGAGCGTGAGGTCGCCCGACAGTTCGCCGCCACTCCCGTGGCAGCGGGTGACCGAGGTGCGCAGGCGCTCATCGGTTGGGCGCTGACGACTGCACAGACCGACGGGACGTTCTGGACTCTGGTCAACGGCGGCGTGCAGAAGCGCATCGCCGACCACTCACGGCTCACCGTTGCAGGCGCGTCGATTGCCGACCCGTCTGCGCGCGGTTGGAAGCGTGTCGGGGTCGGTGAGTGCGCCTGGTGCCGGATGTTGATTGGTCGTGGCGCTGTCTACTCCGAAACCACCGTCACATTCCGCGCCCACGACAACTGTCAATGCGGCGCAGTTCCTGAGTTCTGATCTTCCGCTCGGCCTTCGAGCGGGATACGCCGACGCCGGGCGGTCAACCGGGCGATGCAAGGAGAACCCTCATGTCCGAGGAGAACGACGGCCAGCAGGCTGGAACGAAGGAAGTGAACGAGTTCGAGCCGATCACTTCCCAGGAGGCGCTCGACAAGTTGATCGGCGCCAGGATCAACAAGGTCAAGTCTCAGTTCGCTGACTACGACGCCCTCAAGGAGAAGGCGTCGAAGTACGACGAGGCAGAGCAGGCCAGCAAGAGCGAGATCGAGAAGGAACGAGAAGCGCGCCTAGCTGCAGAGCAAGAGCGTGATTCCCTCCTGCTCGCCACCGCTCGCGCTGAGGTTGCACTCGCCAAAGGACTGACCCCCACTCAGGCCAAGCGCCTCGTCGGGTCGACGAAGGAAGAACTCGAAGCCGACGCTGACGAACTGCTCGCTGACCTGAAACCGACGAAGGACGACAAGAAGTTCGACGTCTCGAAGCTCAAATCCGGCTCGTCTGGTTCTAGTGACCATGCGACGGGCAAGGAGCGAGCAGCAGCAGCCCTACGCCAAATGCGGTCGGGCCGCTGACCCATACCCCCGCGAGGACCGACCTCGGCGGGTCACAAGGAAGGAGTTGGCCACATGGCTGACATCTCTCGCGCCGAGGTCTCCACCCTCATCGAGGAGGAGTACGCGCACACCCTGTTGGACGCAGCATCCGCTGGTTCATCTGCTCTGTCGGCGTTCCCGACGGTGAGCATGGGCACCAAGACCATCAACATGCCGGTCTTGGCCACGCTCCCCGAGGCGGACTGGGTCGCTGAATCGGCGACCGATCCCTCGGGCGTCAAGCCGACCGCCGAGGTCACGTGGGCCAACAAGACCCTCGTGGCTGAGGAGATCGCCGTTATCGTCCCCGTCCACGAGAACGTGGTCGACGACGCGACGGTCGACATCCTGGAGGAGATCACCACCCTGGCCGGTGCTGCCATCGGCAAGAAGCTGGACCAGGCCGTGTTCTTCGGTACCGACAAGCCGGGATCGTGGACCTCCAACGACCTGTTTGCCGCCGCCACGGCTGCCAGCCAGGTCTACTCGGTCACGACGGGCAACGCCAACGCCAACGACCTGTGGGGTGCCACGAACCAGGCTGCTGGTGCTGTTGCGAAGGCTGGTTACTTCCCGTCGGACTTCATCGCCTCGCTTGGGCTGCGGTACGACCTGGCGAACGTCCGCGATTCGCAGGGTCAGCCGATCTTCCGCGACGACTCGTTCGACGGGTTCGAGACGACCTTCAACCGCAACGGCGCGTGGGACTCCACGAAGGCCCATGCGTTCGTGGTCGACTCCAGCCGCGTGCGCATCGGCGTCCGGCAGGACATCACCGTGAAGTTCCTCGACCAGGCCACCGTCGGTGGTATCAACCTGGCCGAGCGCGACATGGTGGCGCTGCGCTTCAAGGCGCGCTTCGCCTACGTCCTGGGCAACGGCGTCACGTCGCTGGGTACGGGCAAGACGCCGGTCGCGGCCATCGCCCCGACCAGCTCGTCCTCGTCCAGCTCGTCCTCGTCCAGCTCGTCGTCCTCGTCCAGCTCGTCCTCGAGCTGATCGCGATGGAGCGGGGCGGCTTCCATGTTGGTGGTCGCCCCGCTCCTCAGCAACCCAACAACCGAGGAGGTAAGTCGTGGCTCTCGCTATCGAAGCTGACGTTGAAGCTCAACTCGGGCGCACGCTGACCTCCGCTGAGACTGCACAGATCACCTCGCTGTTGGAGAACGCGAGCGATCTGGTCATCGGCTACTGCCGCGATGATTTCGAGCCGTACCCGCACCCCGACACGGTGACGCGGGTCGTGGCTGGTGTCGCCGCTCGCGCGCTGCTCGCTGGAAACAGTCCCGACCCGTTCGCTCAGCAGATGTCCGCCGGCCCGTTCGCGTCGACTCGAACGTCGGGGGCTGCGTCCGGTGACGTGTGGCTGACGGCAGCCGACAAGATCAAGTTGCGCCGGTTTCGCAAGGGTGGCGGCCTGACATCGGTCCAGTTCGTCGGCGAACGGTACGAAATCAGCGATTCCTGATGGAAACTGTCACCATCCATGCCAAGGTGTTCGCCACGGACACCTACGGCGAGCAGTCGGTCAGTGGCTACACGTCCACCGCAGCGATGACCCTGGCTGCACTCGTGGCCCCGAACAACGACCCGACGCGGGTCGCGGTCGGTCGCGCCGACGCGCCGATCCGCATGGACGTGTTCATTCCCGGCGGCGACCCGAACGGGATCAACCCCGAGGTTCATGTCGCGAAGGTCCGTGGCGTCGTCTACGAGATCGACGGCGTATCTGAGGAGTGGCAGTACATGAGTGGCCAGCACGCCGGCGACCACTTCACGGTGACCCAGCCGTTCATGCTCCCGGCCGACTCGGGCAGTTCCTCGTCGTCCAGCAGCTCTTAGGAGGCGTCATGGCTCGCACGTGGGGCACCTATCGCAGCGGCATGCGCGACATTCTCTCGTCGGCTGGCATCGAGGCCGACATGCGCGCCTACGCCGAGCAGATGGCCGACCGGGCACGCGCACAGGCTCCGATGGTGCAGGACCGCGACGGTGGCCCGAACGAAATCGAGTTGCCGATCAAGGTGGAGTCGACGTCGGGCTCGTTCGGTGCTCGTGCCGCCGTGGTTGTGGCGCACCCGGCAGGGCTGAACGTCGAAGCCAAGCACGCCCTCTTGGCCAGGAGCGCACAGTGAGCCGCCCCGTCGTGGTCCTCCCCGACGTCGAGGCAGCCATCAAGGCGCTGCTGACGGCGCGCCTCGCTGCCCGGCCTGACGCTGTTGTCACCGGCTGCAAGGTGTGGGTCGGTGACGATCCGAAAACGAACCCCAAGATTCATGTCGTTCGCGTCTCTGGCTCGATCGCCACTCCGGCGCACGACAACCCCCTGATCGACTTCCGGGTCTGGCACAACCGACCTGATCAAGCTATGGAGCTGGCGCGCATCGCTGCCGCCGAACTCCGATCCGTCGAAGGCGCTGCGGCTGGTGCTGCTCGCGTCACGTTCGACACCGAACTGATGGGGCCGACGCGCACGATCGACCCCGTTGACGGCAACACGCCGCAGGTGTTCTTCCGTCACCAGTTCTTCATCCGCTGAGGCGATCACCTCAACCCCGATCCGCACCTGGCGGACGGCAACCATCAAGGAGAAATCATGACCCTGGTCGCATCCCAGGTGCGCATTCCCGGCACGGGCGAGGTGTTCGTCCGAAGTGTGGGCGGCACCGCTCCCAGTGATCCCACCGTCGCGCCTGCTGGCGCGAAGGGCCTCGGCTACACCCAGCCCGAGGGCGCGACCATCTCGCGCACCGTAGAACGCGAGGGCGTCCCTGCTTGGCAGGCCCTGTCGCCGGTGAAGTACATCTACACCGGCCTGTCGCTGTCAATCTCGGCGGCATTTATTCAGACCCAGCACGATGTGGCTGCGCGCTGGTGGGGCCAGGATTTCGTAAGCGCTGGTGCCGGTGTATTCAAGTCGGAACTGCCCGTGCTGCCCCAGGCCCGCGAGGAGTCCACGGCGATCCGCTGGCAGGACGACGAAGGAAAGTCGCACATCATCTACATCCCACGCGCCGAGGTCGGCGAAACCGGTGACGTGGCGATCAACCGTCAGGGAGCGACGGCCTACCAGATCACCTGGGACGCGCTGGCCCCCGATTCGGGACCGCTCGCCGTGTGGATCACCGACGACCCGAACTTCGATCCGAACGGTTCGTCCTCGTCGAGCAGCTCCTCGTCCAGCTCGTCCTCCAGCTCCTCGAGCTGACACAGACTGCCCCGGCCCGGTCCGATCGCCTCCGGGTCGGGGCAGACCTACCCCTGGCGATCACAGAAAGGCGATCATGAGCGACCAGACTGAAATCCCTGACACTGCTGACCAGGATGCGCTGACGTCCGAAGTCGTCCACGAGGACACCGGTTTCGATGTGGAGTTCGACGGGCACACATACCGGGTGCGCGACGGGCAACCGAGCCCGAAGGCCCTCGGCTATGCGGCCGACTTCTACGACAACCAGAACTCGCTGCATGCGGTCCTGTTCATCAAGGAGATGATCGGCAAGTCGGGCTGGGACTCCTGGTGCGAACGCCACGAGTCGTCACAGATCATCGACATGCTGGTGGCGCTGAACGAGGCGTTCTCGGGAAACTCCTGAGCCTCGCCGTCTGGCTACGGCACCACTCGGCCGCGTGCGAGGCGTCCCTGCACCGCTACTACCAGGCCGACCTCGGTGACTGGTATCGCGGGAAGGTGACGGCCCGGTGGCTGTGGGTGCGCCTGTACAGTTTGCCGCTCGATTCTCCGCTTGCGATCTCGGTGGCCGGCGAAGGTGACGACATTGACCGTGCACTCGACACGCCCGTGTTGGACGAGCGAGGCCGACTCCCCGCACCGAAGGCCCTCTACGACATCCCGGTGGCGAAGTCGTTCGCCGAGGTCCGGGAGTTGGTGGCGGGCAAGAACTAGTCGGATGGCTTCAAGGTGACTGAACACATTTCGTCGCCGTGTTGAAGCCCGATCATTCCGTTCATCTCGGCCTGTGTCGGCTTGGCGGCGAACGGCACCCGTGCGGTCGCTCCCGGTTCGGCTTCGACCGTCTTAGTCATGGTGACCGGGTCGCGCCCGACCGGATACCACTCGACGACGACGTCTGTTTCACCCGCCTCGTCCCCGACGTTCGTCACTTGCGCGGTGGCGATCAGCTCCATATTTGACGGCTCGATGACGACCGGCCACTCGTTCTCGCACGACGAGGTCACTTCAAAGACTGCCCCCATCGCCGGTGCGTCTTCTGTCTCCCCCAGCGCCTCAGCGATGTCGGCAGACCTCTGGGCCTCTATTTCGGCAGGCGTGCGGGTGTCCTCGTCGGTCGAACTGCTGCACGCACTGAGCGCGACGAGCGCCATCAATGCACAAGCGATTCCGGCTTTCATCCGTCGAACGATACTCCTAACTAGCCGCGATGGCAGTAGAATGGGACGGTCCCGACAGGTGCGCTAACACCTAATCGGGACCTAACGGAAACACCTAGTGAGAGGTGGCCCGCTATGGGTCAGCGTATCTGTTCTGTCGATGGCTGCGAGACGGCGGCGCGGTGGAGATCGTTCTGTCAACGGCATCACCGAAACATCGAGATCTACGGCACTCCGCACCGTCCATGCGAGAACTGCGGTCAACCGATAACGGCCCCTAACAAGCGGTTCTGCACCGAGACTTGCCGTCCACCTTGCCTAGTTGACGGCTGCGGCCAACCCCGCCGAAAAAACGGCTGGTGCGCGTCGCACTATGCGCAGTGGAAGAGACTTGGTGAAGTTCGGCCATTTGGTTACAAGTGGGGCGAAACCGGCCAAGACTGCAAGGTTTGTGGGACCCCAGTCCCAGAAAGGTCCGGCAGGCGAGCATTCTGCAGCAGTTCATGCGAGTCGGTCTTTAGTAATCACCGAGGCGCTCGCCCCGATTCGTCCAACTGCCTCATTTGCGGCAGTCAGATCGACTTCCGGCGCGCCACCGACGGACGACTCGCTCGCACAGATCAACGATGGTGCAAATCGTGCAAGTTGAGTCCTGCCGACGCGACAAGGTGGCGCAGGTACGCCGTGACGCCGCAGCGGTACGCAGAAGCACTAGATGCTGGGTGCGACCTCTGTGGACAAAAGGTCGCGCGACTGGACGTCGATCACGACCACTCCTGTTGCGACCTAGACGCCCGAGTGACGTGCGGGAACTGTGTTCGCGGGTTCTTGTGTAACCCGTGCAATCGCGGCCTCGGCGTGTTTGGAGACAACCCCGAGCTGCTGCGCAAGGCGCTCCGATATCTCAATAAGGCGATCGAGTAAAGCCGGTCCCGACACCGCCCAGGGAGGTCAGACTCATGGCATCTTCCGCTGGGTGGTCCTACTGGGACGTGATTCCGAAGATCAAAGACGGTGCGACCAAGGAAGTCGGGTCGCAACTTGCCGACATCGGCAAGAAGGCTGGCACTGATGCCGGCAAGTCGACCGGCATGTCGATCTCGACCGCGATGTCGAAGACCCTCAAGTTCGGCGCGAAGGCTGCGTTTGCCGGGACAGCCGCCGTTGCGGGGACTGCGCTGTACAAGGGCCTTGGTCGCCTCAAGGCGCTCGATGAGGCGCAAGCCAAGCTGACGGGCCTCGGACACTCGGCGCAGTCGGTCCAGCAGATCATGGACAACGCCCTCGCGTCTGTCACGGGAACGGCGTTCGGTCTCGGCGATGCGGCCACTGTCGCCGCGTCCGCTGTAGCGGCAGGCGTCCAGCCCGGCAAGGATCTTGA